CAGGCTGTTGCGCGCCGCGCGCCGCCCGGGCTTGTCCCGCGACCGGAACAGGCCCGTCAAGGGATTTTTCAATTGGTCACCTCCACTCGGGCATCAAAAAAGAGCAGCCGATACAATTATATTTGAAGTAAACCCCTTGTGTCGTACACGCTCCCGCCCGGTTCCCCGCCGTGCCGCAGCGCCCGGTCCAGCGCCATGATGGCCGCCACCGCGCCGTCGATTTTCTCGGTGCTCTTCTCCTTGTCCGGCTTGATGTTCCCGGCCGGGTCGGTGCGGATATAGATGTTGTCCATCATCCAGCGCAGCACCGGGTGCCCGCCGTGGGCGATCCTGCCTTCCAGCGTCAGCTTCATGAGCTCCTTCGTGGGCGGGGACATGTCCCTGAAGCCCTGCCCGAAGGGCACGACGGTAAAGCCCAGCCCCTCCAAGTTCTGCGTCATCTGCACCGCGCCCCAGCGGTCAAAGGCGATCTCCCGGATGTTGTACTTGGTGCCCAGCTCGTCGATGAACCGCTCGATAAAGCCGTAGTGCACCACGTTGCCCTCGGTAGTCATGAGATGCCCCTGTTTCTCCCACAGGTCGTAGTTCACATGATCCCTTCGCACGCGCAGGTCGATGTTGTCCTCCGGGATCCAGAAGTACGGCAGAATTTCATACTTGCCGGCCTCGTCCGGGGGGCGACCTTCGCCATCCGGCGGGAACACCAGCACGAACGCGGTGATGTCCGTGGTACTGGAGAGGTCCAGCCCGCCGTAGCAGACGCGCCCTTCCAGCCGCGCTCCGTCCACCGGGAACGCGCAGGCGTCCCACTTCATCATGGGCATCCAGCGCACAGACTGCTTCACCCATTGGTTGAGCCGCAGCTGCCGGAAGCTGTTCTCCTCGGCGGGGTTCTGCTTGGCGCTCTCACACGCGGCCTTCACCTTGTCGAGGCCCACCGTAATCCCGAGGGACGGGTTTGCCTTCTTCCACACCTTGGGGTCGGTCCAGTCGTCTTCCTCGGCCGCGCCGTAGATGACCGGATAGAAGGTGGGGTCGTGCTTGTGGCCTTCCAGGATATCCAGCGCCTTCTGGTGGGTTTCGTAGCAGATGGACTGGGTGTCCGTGCCTGCCGTGGTGATGAGAAAGTACAGCGGCTGCATCCGCGCGTCGCCGGACCCCTTGGTCATAACATCGAAGAGCTTCCGGTTGGGCTGGGTATGCAGCTCATCAAACACCACGCCGTGGATATTGAAGCCATGCTTGGAGTAGGCCTCGGCGGAGAGCACCTGGTAGAAACTGTTGGTGGGCAGGTAGATGAGCCGCTTGGTGGAAGCGAGCAGTTTCACGCGCTTACTGAGTGCCGGGCACATGCGCACCATGTCCGCCGCAACCTCGAACACGATGGACGCCTGCTGACGGGCGGCGGCGCAGCCGTACACCTCTGCCCGTTCCTCGTGATCCGCGCAGGTGAGAAACAGCGCCACCGCCGCGGCGAGCTCGCTCTTGCCCATCTTCTTGGGGATCTCCACATACGCGGTGTTGAACTGCCGGTAGCCGTTGGGCTTCAAGACCCCGAACAGATCGCGGATGATCCGCTCCTGCCAGTCGATGAGCTCAAAGGGCTTGCCCGCCCAGGAGCCCTTGGTGTGGCGCAGCGCCTGGATGAAGGCGACGGCGTAGTCCGCGGCGGCCTTGTCGTACACCGAATCCTTGGCCATGAACGGCGTGGGCGTGTACTTTTTGAGCTTCCGCGTGGTCGTCACCTCCAAAATAAAAAGCCTCAAAGGCCTGCTTGCTGATCTACGAGGAACAGCCCCCGAAAGGGAGCGTTCCGGTCGGTTTGATCTTAAGGTTTCAGTTCCGGGTGCGGGGTTTCGCCGTCCCACCGGATGGTGTAGCGCACCTCGGAGGGCTCGCCCGGCTCCCGGGTGATCACCCGCAGGTCACCTTCCATCGCCCGGTAGACCCGGAGAACTTCGGCTCCTTCAGGCAGCTGCGCAAGTACCTGCGCCCATTGCTGTTCGGTCATGGCTGCGTCCTTCCTTTCCGGCGGCAGCCTCGGCTCAGCCGAAGCACACCGCGCCGTCCTTGTGGGTAAGGGTTTCGCGCTCGCCGTCCACCGGCTCGCAGTTTGCGGCGGAGGCGATCCATCGGGTGCCGTCGTTGTAGAAGGGGCGGAGGATGGGGTCGCCGGTCACCTCGTGGAAGCCGGCCACCTTGGCGAGGATTCCGAAGTTGCGGACCGTCTGGCCCAGGCGAAGCGTGTTGGTCATGGGGAAAACCTCCTTGGGAAGTGGTGTGTGCCTTTCGGCACGTACATAATCGCTCTCTTCGGACACATGATCAAGATATGTGTTGGATAACTCTGCACTGCAAGGTTTTCCCTGATTTTGGCCGCGGAATTTGTGTGGTTCAGCCTGTGTCCCCGGTCAGGATCAGCTGCGCATAGGCCCGGCGGTCGCTCTCGATGAAGTCCACCAGTTCGTAAAACCCCTTGTCAAACGCGATGCGTTGAACGGCGTGGGTATCCAGCATGTTCACCTGCCCCTCCGCGCGCACCGCCAACAGCTGCTCCATGACCTTTTCAGGAACGGACGGGACTTTATCGATCCGATCCACGCCGTACACCGCGCCCAGGGTGACGCCCGTCCGCCATTTCACGAAAACCGTCGCGGTGTCGTCTATGTCCGTCACCTCGCCCAAAGTCCCCGGCGGAATCTCCGTGTAGGGGTCGGAGATGGACACGCACCGCACCGTCGTGCCAATGGGGTACGCCCGGCGCACCTCCTCCACCTGGCGCTTATCGGGAAAGGTCATCGTCCGCCGCCTCCTTCCGCTGCCCGTCCTTCCAGGCAGAACTGCCCGATAGGTTTGAAAGCAGGATTTTCCGCGCGGTTTTGTATTCATCCCCGATCATCCCGATGGACAAGAGGAAGCACCTCAGGCTGTAACGAGGGTTCTCTGGAACCGCCCTTTCTTTTGCCGTGACGCGCTTCTTCTGGAGCGCCGCCTTGCACAGAAGGCTCACCAGCGCAGCGTAGGCCTGGGCGTGGTCGCCGTCCGTCCTTTGGAACCACGGAAACCGGATGGTCTCTTCTCTCACCTGGATTGGCAGCTCTTCCGCGCCCAGCGCCAGCTTCAGAAGCGGCGCCTTGGCGGCCACCATCCGGGTGAGGTTGGTGAGCTTCTCCGGGGTGAAACCTTGGAGCGGCACCTCGATGGTGAGGCGGTCGGGTTCGGCCGGTTGATCCGCTTGGGCGGCATCCGCTTCTTCCGCCCAGGCTTCCGCCTGTTTCAGCATCTCCGCCGCGAGCGGCTCGCCGGGGTCGGTGTATCGCCCGGGGCTGTGTGGGTCGATGTCCGGCTCCACGCCCTCGTATTCCTCGCCGATTGGTTCAAAGCCGTGCGCCGCCCGGAGCGTCATGACCAAATCCCGGTCGTCCGGGCCGGTCAGTTCGCCCGTCTTGGAGAGGATGAAGTCTCCGATCTGGTAGTTCGCACTGGGCATCCCCAGATATTGGGTCGGCGCGTTCAGCGCGCTGCTGACGGCCCCGGCTAGGGATTTGCGCCGCTCGCCCGTGACCCCGAAGTTGATTTTCATGTTCGTGCCCTCCCGTGGTTGGATTCCGGCGGGCCGTTGGCCCCTCCGGTAGGCACATATTCGCTCCAGTCGTCCACAGATGCAAGATAAGCTTCTGTGTTGTTTATGCCCCGGTGCCCGCTCATTGCGCCCGGTGCCATTCCCTCAGGAACTGGATGGCGTCCCCAAATCCTGCCCGGTAATAGTACCGCGTTTCCTCGCCCGACTGGACGCTGAACGCGTTCTCCAACGCCCGCAGGAGCGGCCGCTGTTTCTCTGAAAGCGCCGCCGCCAACCGTTCCTTCTGTTCCTCTGCCTCCGACACCGCGTCCGTCACCGCCGCCGGCGCGTCCGCGCCCAGGTCATTGATTCTCTGGGTGATGAATTCCTCCATGGCCGCTTTCAGTTTATTGTCCATAACCCCGCCCGCCTTTCTTTGGTTTGGTCTATTGATCCCTCAAAACGCGGAACGGAGCAAGGCGGGTAGGGCGTCTTTCCGGATAAATCCGCGCGTTCTATGGCGCGCTCATGACTTCAGACGCGAGCAGGATTTTGCCATCCCGCTCCACGGTAACGCCATCTTCTCCATAGCTGTCGATCCAGCGGCGCACCGCGGCGGACGCAAACTTGGGGTCAAGCTCCATCCCAAAGCAAACGCGGTTCAATTGCTCGCAGGCGATGCCCGTCGAGAAGCTCCCCGCAAAGGGCTCGTACACAATGGCGTTCGCCTGCGTCGAGCAGGTCAGCGGATACGCCATCAGGGGTACGGGCTTCTGGGTGCTGTGGTATTCCGACTT